CCAACTGGTGTTCAGTTCTCTGAAGTTATCGGTAAGTTTTAATAAATAGATAAAATATTCTAGGAGTAAAATAGATGGCTTTTAATATTAACTCTTTTAAAGTAAATGGACTACCATGGGGGGGCGCTCGCCCCTCCCTCTTCCAAGTCCAAATAACACCGCCTCCTACTCTACCATTGAATCCTGAAGCATTTAAAAAGCTAGTTTTCACTTGTAGAGCAGCAGAGCTACCAGAGTCAACAATTTCTCAGATTGAAGTTCCATATTTCGGTCGTAGAATTAAGTTGGCTGGCGAAAGATCTTTTGCTGATTGGTCAATTACAGTAATGAACGATGAAGATTTCTCTGTACGTTCAATGTTTGAAGCATGGCAGAATGCTATCAATACGATGCAGACAAATATTCGTCTACCAGAAGCTGCTTTTGAACAATATAAAGCATTCGCTGTTGACGTTACACAGTTTGCTAAGGATGGCGAAGTACTTCGTGTTTATCAGCTAATTGGTGCATTCCCAACTCAGCTTAGTGGCATTACACTAGGATGGGATTCGCAGAACGCTGTTGAAGAGTTTACTGTAAACTTTGCTTACGATTACTGGCTACCAGTAATTGAAGACACTTCAGTCAAGACAGCTGGTAAAGTCACACCATATCTCGCTCAAACTGATATCGGACCAATAGTCTAAATAAACTAAACTATGTGAATGGAGGGAGTTAACTCCCTCCAACTTTTGGAGAAATAAATGGCATATACCTATCTTATCGGCTGGAGTAAATTTAATAAATTTTATTACGGAGTTCGATTTAGTAAGAACTGTCGTCCAGAAGATTTATGGGTCACATATTTTACTTCTTCAAAACATGTAAAAACTTTCGCTGATCTATACGGCGATCCGGATATCATTCAAATAAGAAAAACTTTTGGAGATGAAAATAAAGCTCGTCTTTGGGAAGAAAAAGTTTTAAAGAAAATGAAAGTTGTGAAAAATGATAAATGGATTAATAAAACCGATAACATATCAATCGATTCAGAATGTGCACTAAAAGGCACTTTAACTCATATTGGAAAAAAACGTTCTGAAAAAACAAAACAAAAATTACGTGGTCCAAAATCAGAACAACATAAATTGAATATGAAAATCGCTCGTAAAAAATTATTCGAAAGTGGTTACAAAAACCCAAATCCAGCTTTGAGGGAAGACGTTAAAAAGAAAATGTCTGAAATTAAAAAAGTTTCACAAAAAGGCGAATTGAATAATATGTATGGTAAAAACATTTATAATAATGGTCTAATAAACAGAGCTTTTAATCCTAATGAAGTTCCAGAAGGTTGGGTGAAAGGGAGACATAGATAATGGATTTATTCGGTTTCGAATTCAGAAAAAAAAGACCAGACCCAGAGCTACCGTCGTTCGCTCCACCAAAGGACTCGGACGATGGTGCTGTTGTCGTATCAGCAGGTGGTGCTTTTGGTACTTATGTTGATCTTGATGGTACAGTAAGATCTGAAGCAGAACTAGTTACAAAATATCGTGAGATGTCATTACAACCAGAATGTGATGCAGCTGTTGATGAAATTGTCAATGAGTCTATTTCAATTGATGAAGAACATATTGTTCAAATTAATCTAGAACAATTAAACGTCAAAGACAATATTAAAAAAATCATTAGAGACGAGTTTCAGCATTGTTTGAACCTTTTAGGTTTCAACAAATATGCATATGAAATTTATAGACGCTGGTATATTGATGGTCGTTTATATTATCATGTTATTATTGATGACAATAATCCATCAGCTGGTATCAAAGAAGTTCGTTACGTTGATCCAAGAAAGATCCGTAAAGTCCGCGAAGTTCAAAAGAAAAAAATTCAAGCCAACAATCCAGGCGATGCAATTGTTACCAAAACAGTTAATGAATATTTTATCTTTAACGACAAAGGTTTCAATTTCGGTAATAAAGCAGTCGGTCCATCAACTACTGGTTTAAAGATTGCTAAAGATTCTATTCTACATGTTGTGTCAGGTCTAACAGACAATCAAGGCACAATGGTTCTTTCCTATCTGCATAAAGCTATTAAACCGCTAAACCAGTTGCGCACCCTGGAAGACGCCTTAGTGATTTATCGCCTTGCTCGTGCGCCCGAAAGACGTATTTGGTATATCGATGTTGGTAATCTGCCTAAGATGAAGGCAGAGCAGTACGTTCGTGATATTATGGTTAAGCATAAAAACAGATTAATCTATGACGCCCAGACAGGCGACATTAGAGATGACCGCAAATTCATGACGATGCTAGAGGATTACTGGCTACCTCGTCGTGAAGGTGGTAGAGGTACGGAGGTTACTACCCTACCAGGCGGTCAGACATTGGGACAGATGGACGACGTTTTATACTTTCAAAAGAAGTTTTTACAGGCGCTTAATGTTCCAGTGTCAAGACTTAATTCAGACGCTCTATTTTCAGTAGGTAGAGCCACAGAAATCACAAGAGACGAATTAAAGTTTAATCGTTTTTGTATTCGTTTGAGAGGAAGATTCTCAAACCTATTCCTAGAAATGTTGAAGAAACAACTAATCCTCAAGGGTGTTACAACTATTGAAGATTGGAATTATATCGTTGACGATATTCGTTTTGACTTTGCTAAAGATAATTATTTTACAGAACTTAAAGACGCTGAAATTCTCGAAGGTCGTATTAACCAAGCAAGAAATATTCAGGATATGATTGGTAAGTATTACAGTCATGAATGGGTTCGTAAAAACGTTCTTCAACAGTCTGACGATGATATAGCAAAGAACGATAAACAAATCAATACAGAATCACAAATGGCGGATCAAGGCGAAAACAGATGGATTAATCCAGCTATTATTAATAATGAAATGTTATTACAGCAAGCTGAAATGCAGAATCAACAGATGCAAGGTATGCAAGAACAGCAACTACAACCAGGAGTTGAAGGTTCGCAAGGTCAAGATCCAGAATTAGCACAAAAAATGGAACAAGTTAGAAACGCTGAAATAATCGTAGATCAAATGAAGAAAATGCCAAAGGCTAATAGAACTATGGCAGATGAAGCAAAATATAAAGCAGCCGTTCAAGTATTAGCAAAGAATCCAGAACTAGTTCAAAGAGGTTCTGTCAGAGCTACAGAACAATAATAAAGGATGAATGTAAATGACTGACGTTAATAAATATGAATTAGATGACTTAGTTATTTCTGCATTAAACCAGAAACCAACAGATTTTGAAGCAGCATTTAATGACTTGATTGTTGATCGTATCTCTACAGCTATTGAGAATAAGAAAATACAAATTGCTCAACAGATGTATGGTTACGAACCAGAAGTCGAATATGAAGATGACGCTGAAGAACAAGAACAAGAAATAGATAACTCAGAGGAAGAGGATAATGGCGAAGAAACTTAGAGATATTGCTGGTAAAGGCCAGTTCGCTGGAGTAAATAAAACTACAGTTGCTCCGCCAGATATTGACGATAAGAATTTATATCAGTGGAATGCTAAAGATGGCGTTGCCTTTGTCAAGAAACATGACACTGAGACTCATGATTACCCATATGATGCAGAAGCTGCATTCAAGGGTAAGAAGGGCGGCGGCGAAAAGACTTCAAAGTATAAATTCCAGAAAGATGGAGTTTATGAAGCTGCATGTAATCAAACCAATGAAGGTGTGATGTGCGAAGTTCACGGCGAAGCTGCTTGCCCATCTGGTTCCGATCAAGAACCAAGATATAAAGGCAAGAAAATGCTTACCGATAAAAAGCATTCAGTAAAAGAAGCTTCTCAGTATCGTTCAACTTTTGGCATGGGAGCTAAAAGAGGTTGGGCCTCTTCTAAAGCAGGTAAAGTTACTTTTCAAGACCCACACCCATTACCAAAAGGCGGAACTCCAAAAGCGCAAGCCAGAGCAGAAGCCGAAAAACTTTCTAAAGGTGTTAAGGTTACTAAACTGCCACCCGGAAAGGCAAAGCTAAAAGAAGAAGATATCCAAGAAGTCGCTCCACCAAGCAAAAAAATTGAATCTTGGATCAAGTCAAACAAAGAGCGTTTCATTAAACAGTATGGTAAAGAAAAAGGAACGCAAGTTCTATACGCTAAAGCGTGGAAAATGCACGGCCAATCTGAATCTGGCCCAGCAACTAATACTGATTATGCTGGCCCCGGTGCTGCTGGATGGTCAACAGGTAGACTAGATGTGGGGACTTTATAATGGTTATAAAACTTTTAGGACCAGAGGTTAGCATTTCAACAGCTAACACTTTTTCAAATACTGCTAATCTTTGTAGAGTGGTTGCTACTGGCGCTGCAGCAGTTTTAAATATTTCATACGCAAATGGTGTTGTTTATGCTAATACAACTGTAACCAATACAGCACCTGTCATTGTTGCTAAAGGTTTAACAGACGGTTTACAAGGCACTGGCCTATTAGCAACTCCAGTAGCATACAGAGGATAACAGATGAAACTCATCGCCGAATTAAACGAAGACACTCAATATATTACCGAAAGATCTGAAGACGGTAAGAAGCACCATTATATTATGGGACGCTTTATGACTGCTGAAGAGAAAAATAAAAACGGTAGATTGTATAAGAAAGATATTCTTGAAAACGAAGTGTCAAGATATATTCGTGAAGTAGTTAATGCAAAAAGAGCATTCGGCGAATTAAATCATCCATCAGGTCCAACTATCAATCTAGATCGTGTTTCTCATATCATTACCGAATTAAAGTGGGATGGTAACTATGTGAACGGTAAGGCCAAAATTACATCAACCCCTATGGGTGAGATTGCTCGTGGTCTCCTAGAATCAGGCGGACAACTTGGCGTTTCTACACGTGGTATGGGTTCATTAAAAGAATCAAATGGCGCCATGATCGTTCAACCTGATTTCAAACTTTCAACAGTTGATATTGTTTCTGATCCCAGTGGACCAGGATGTTTCGTAAATGGTATTATGGAAAACGTTGAATGGATTTACGACCCAGTCAAAGGTTCGTGGCATGAAGAAAAACTTCATGAAATAAAGAAGAATATTCATTCTTTGAGTAAAAGACAACTTGAAGAACAGAAATTGAACATATTTGAGAACTATCTCACTTCTCTAATCGTAAAAAACAAAAAATTATAAATAATTGTAAATTTCTTTAATAGGAGACTATTTAAATGGCTAATAACGAAGAATTCGATCTTGAAGCTCTAAATGCTCTTGAGGAAGCCAAGGTAAAGGGCAAGAAGAAGCATCATGAGGAAGAAGAGGAAGAGGAAAAAGAAGAAAAGGAATCTTCTTGCAAGAAGATGGGAGAGGAAACAGTTGATGAGGAAACTCTTGCTGCATCTTCACTTCATCCAGCTGCACGTCATTCAGATCCAATGCCAAAATTGAAAGCAATGACTTCAGTAATGAATGTTATGGCTGGCATGGGTAAGTCAGATCTTGTCGATTTCTTCAATCAGGTTCAAGCTCAGTATGGTCCAGGTAAGGATTGGGGTGTTGGTGATAAGTCAGGTCACAATCAGTCAACTATTGACATGAAGCCATCTGATGCAACTGCTAAGTCAGCTCCAAAGACACGTGATGCTATGCCAAAACTAAATGTCCGCGAAGACATTGAAGAAATGTTTAACGGTCAGGATCTATCAGAAGAATTTAAAGACAACGTTGCTACTCTATTCGAAGCTGCAGTTTCCGTAAGAGTTATTGCAGAGCAGACACGTCTTGAAGAAGAATTTGAAACAAAGCTACAGGAAGAAGTTTCTTCAATTGCTGAAGAGATGACATCAAAGCTCGACACATATCTCGATTATGTTGTTGAGAACTGGATGAAAGAAAACGAAGTAGCTATCGAATCAACCCTACGTAATGAACTTGCTGAAGAGTTCATGGAAGGATTGAAGAACCTATTCGCTGAACACTACATCAGTGTCCCAGAAGAAAAGGTTGATGTTCTAGAGGCTATGGCTGAGAAGGTTGAAGCTCTAGAAGCAAAACTTGACGAAACAATTACAGAAAACGTTGAGCTAAGAAACTTTGTTGTTGAGAACGAAAGACAGGATATCGTTGAGAGTCTTGCTTCCGATCTAGCATTGACACAACAAGAAAAGTTTGCTGCTCTAGTTGAAGGAATTGAGTTCGACGGCGATCTTGACGTTTATGCTAAGAAGCTAATGATTGTCAAGGAAAACTACTTTAAGAATGAAGCAACTTCAAGTTCTTCAATTGAAGAAGAAACATTTGAAGGAGAAGTAGCTGTAACTAAGAATATCGATCCAACAGTTGGTCGCTATCTAGACGCTATCTCCAGAACAGTTAAAAAGTAATATATTATAAATAAGATAAAGTGTATTTCTAAGAAAGGAAAACCTAAATGTATCTAGCTGAGGAAATTCAAAACAAGTGGGCTCCAGTCCTAGACCATGACGCTCTTGGCGCCATTAAGGACCAGCACCGCCGTTCAGTCACAGCAGTTATGCTTGAGAACACAGAGAAGGCTCTCCGTGAATCAGCAGCTCATGGTGACTATCAGACACTAACAGAAACAAGTTCACTTGTTCACACAAACCTAATGGGCGCTTCAAGCTCAACTCAGGGAACAGGCGGCATCGATACTTTCGATCCAGTTCTTATTTCTCTAGTTCGTCGTGCAATGCCAAATCTAATTGCTTACGACATCTGCGGCGTTCAGCCAATGACTGGCCCAACTGGCCTCATTTTCGCTATGCGTTCACGTTATGCTAATACAACTAGCTATAACAACGCTGGCGCAGAAACATTCTATAACGAAGTTAACACTCAGTTCTCTTCTGTTACATCTGGCGCTAACACCTTCGGTCAGAAGTTCGTTGGTACAATTCCAGGTGCTACTAACACTACACCACTAACAGCTGTTAATACATATAACACTGGTGCTGGTATGTCAACTTTCCAGGCTGAAGCTCTTGGAACTGATTCAAATACAGCTTTCCCACAGATGGCATTCTCAATTGAGAAGGTTACTGTAACTGCTAACACTCGTGCTCTAAAGGCAGAGTATACTATGGAACTTGCTCAGGATCTTAAGGCAATCCATGGTCTAGACGCTGAAACAGAACTAGCCAATATTCTATCAGCTGAAATCCTAGCCGAAATCAACCGTGAAGTTGTTCGTACTATTAACTTCACTGCTGAAGCTGGCGCTCAGGATAACGTTACTACAGCTGGTGTCTTCGATCTTGATACTGACTCAAACGGTCGTTGGTCAGTTGAAAAGTTCAAGGGTCTAATGTTCCAGCTAGAGCGTGAAGCTAACCAGATCGCCAAGCAGACTCGTCGTGGTAAGGGTAACATCGTTATCTGTTCTTCAGACGTTGCTTCTGCTCTACAGATGGCTGGTGTTCTTGACTACGCTCCTGCTCTTAACTCAAATAACCTACAGGTTGACGATACAGGAAATACCTTCGCTGGTATCCTAAATGGTCGTCTACGTGTTTATATCGATCCATACGCTCTAGGCGGTAACTATCTAACAGTTGGCTATAAGGGTTCATCAGCTTTCGACGCTGGTCTATTCTACTGCCCATACGTTCCACTACAGATGGTTCGTGCAGTTGATCAGTCATCATTCCAGCCAAAGATCGGCTTTAAGACTCGTTACGGCATGGTTGCAAACCCATTCGCCGAAGGCACTAACCAGGGCCTTGGTCGTTCTAATGTTATTAGCACTAACAAATATTATCGTCGTGTGATCGTAAATAATTTGATGTAGTCACTATACTTTTTAGTGTTATTCACTAAAAAGCGTCAGTAATATGACTAAATAAACCTGGGGACGAAAGTTCCCAGGTATTTTTTTATGGAGAAATATTAATGGAAAAGTATGGGTTTGTATATATCTGGTATGATGTTAAACATAAACGCTATTATGTTGGTTGTCATTGGGGAACAGAAACAGACGGATATATCTGTTCTTCTAATTGGATGAGAGACTCATATAAAAGAAGGCCACAAGATTTCAGAAGAAAAGTTCTTAAAACTAATCTTAGCAGAGAACAAATGTATCTTGAGGAACAACGTTATTTGAATATGATGAAACCTGAGGAAAAGAAAATTAGATATTATAACCTTAATACTAAAAACGGCAATCCTTGGCATCAGTATCCAGAGTCAGTAAAAACTATCGGGCAAAAAATTTCTCATTCTAAAAAAGGCAAATCTACAGGTCCATGTTCTCCTGAAACTGCTGATAAAATATCTACAGCGAACAAAGGCAGAAAATTCTCAGAAGAGCACAAAGAAAAACTTCGACAAGCAAAACTAGGTAAAAAACATACAGAAGAATGGAAACAACAAAATTCTATTCGAATGAAAGAACAATGGAATAATGGTTCAAGAAAAAGAGCAGAACCCAAAAAAACTATGACAAGAGAAGAACAAGATAAACTATGTTCCACACAACTGAAGAATAGATGGAGTGACCCTGTCTGGGCAGAAAATCAAAAGAGAAAACTAAAAGAAGCATCAAAAAAACGTTGGGAAGATTATAGACTAAATAAATCGTTAGGCAAAGATCTAACAACATCAGACTAGGGGGCTAATCACCCCCACTTTTTTAGAGAAAAACATGTCAGCTATAGATAACACACCATCTAATAGAAACTTTCTTTCCCCTCTGAATTTCAAGTTTCAGATTAAGAAAGCTCCACATGTAAACTTCTTTATTCAGAAAGTAAACATACCGGCAATCAATCTATCGCCTGCAGTATCACCAAACCCATTCGTCAATATACCGCTACCAGGCGATCATTTATCTTATGGCGAATTGGAGATTACTTTCAAAGTCGATGAAGATCTTCAGAATTATTTGGAGATTCATAACTGGATAACTGCATTAGGTAAGCCAGAAGAATTTGAACAATATAAAAACATTGCAGACAAGAAAGAATGGTCTGGCGAAGGCATATACTCAGATATTTCTGTTATAGTTTTATCTAGCACCAAATCAGCCAATTATGAAATTGTTTACGTTGACGGATATCCTGTTTCTCTATCTGGGCTTGAATTCAATACAATTGATAGCGATGTAAATTATATTACAGCTACTGCTTCTTTCAAATATACATACTATAATATTATTAAAATCTAAATTATTTAACCTGTGAGATTATTATGAATATAGATGAAATACTAGAACATTGGCAAACCGACACTAAAATTGATAAAACTGAACTGGGCGAAGAAGCTCTAAACATCCCAAAACTTCACCATAAATACTATCAGATATATGTTAAGGAGAAAATGCTTCTTCGAAAACATGAAGCTGACATGAGACAACTCAAACTAGATAAGTATGAGTTTTTGACTCAGGGGCCGAACGAAGAAACTAAAGACAAGGGTTGGAAGCTCCCTCCAAAAGGAATGGTGCTTAAAAGCGATATTCCTATGTATCTAGAAGCTGATCAAGACATTATCAATCTATCTCTTAAGATTGGTTATCAACAAGAAAAAATAGAACTGTTAGATTCAATTATCAAGTCTATTATGAATAGAAATTTCGTGATAAAAAATGCGATTGACTGGCAGAAATTTACAATGGGTGCTTAATGGATATAGTGCAAATCGAAAGGTTCGACGAAGTTTATATTAAAGTAAAAGCCGAACCAAGCATTATGATGGAAATGAGCGAATTCTTTACGTTCACTGTTCCTGGCGCTAAATTCATGCCCGCTTATCGTTCTAAATTTTGGGATGGTAAGATACGCTTGTTAAATGCCATGACTGGTTTGTTGTATGCTGGTTTAACAAAATATGTAGAAGAATTTTGTAAATCTAGAAACTATGAACTAGAATATCTTTCAGATTTTGCTTCTGAGAACTTTTCTTTAAAGGAAGCTAAAGAGTTTGTTGAAAAAATAAAACCTACGATGCAGCCAAGAGATTACCAGTTGGATGCTTTTGTTCATGCTGTAAGAGAACGTAGAGGATTAATGCTTTCTCCCACAGCTTCTGGTAAATCATTTATTATCTATTTACTTGTGAGGTATTATGCGAAACGCACTCTTATTATTGTACCAACTACTTCTCTTGTTAGTCAGCTTGCCAGTGATTTTGCTGACTATGGTTTTGACTCCGATACTTTTGTTCATCGTGTGTTCGCTGGACA